CAACAAGGTAGTCAACAATTAACGGTACTGCTGCGCTAACGCCTGCAAAAATTTGCATAACTTATGCCGCCAAATTGCCGACAACCACCCAAGTATCTGTAGCAATCTTGGCGCAAGTCGCAACAGAATACTGGTCTTTAGTTTTCAATTTGTTGCCACTCGACCTGAGCGTTACGCCTGCACCTGCCGTAATAGTTACCTGACCAGCGCCGAGTTGCATAATGTTTATTTGCGTACCAATACCATAAGCAACACTCGAATTAGGCGGAATAGTTAACGCAATCGCTGACCCGTTATCACAAGTTATTAGTTTGCCGTCATCAGCCAACACCGTTGTATATGTCGTGCCAGTCTGTGCGTTAATTGCAATCATCGCCGTAGCAACCGCGTCTAATTCTGCTGCGGTTAAAACCTGCCCTGCTGTGAAATCTTGTCTAGTTGCCATAAGTTACCTCACTTTATCCTAAAACATTAATTGAATCGATGATGCCGTATATAGCGTCATCCAAAATTAATTCGTAAACAATGGTGGTTGGGGCCGTAAAATACATGACCGCATGTCCTCCGTGAACCGTAATTGTATGCTCGACACCCTCAACGCTTAATTCTTGTGCCAACTGCGTTGTGCTATTACCGCTAACAAACGATTTTTCTATGCTAATTGTGTCACCAATATCAATAATGGCTACATCATCGCGTTGCGCTGTAGTCAATTTATTTAAGTTAGTACCCAATGATGTGTACCGGGCCTCAGGCTCAGGTTCAAGCAAATAGTTAGCCAACGCCAACGCCGCGGTGTCGTTATGCAACAAAGAATCCGTGATGCTTGTGGTTTGTATAAAATATTTAGCCTGGCTTGTCAAATCCTCTGCAACTTCTTGCGTGCCACCTTTAATTGCAACTGCGGCTCGATTAACTACTTGGTCAGCCTCAAAGGTTATGCCAACTGAGTCATAGGGAATGTTGGTGCCATCATCGTGAAAATCTGCAACTGGTTGGCTAAGCGTGTTGCCTATGCGTGGCTCAAATGTCAAATTACCGTCACGGGCCATATATAGCCTGCCCTGCTCAGCCTGGTTTATTTGGTTGCAATAATCCAACACATTGGTGCCTTCGGCAACTATAAACGCCGCTGCGCCACCTAAGGTTTGAGTGCCGGTGCTTATGTTGCGTTGCCCAATAGGAAAATCAACCTCTGGCAAATCTAAAACCGTTGTCAGTCGAGCGCTAGACAATTCCTCTGATGGGTTAAATTCTGCCAAATATGTTTGTGCTAACAAATAAAAATCATCTGCACAATAAACCGTGACTGTATCTAAGCCGCCTAATGCAAAATTGTAGTCATAGTTAACGATGTAACCGTTAAATAAATATTCTTTAACATTTGTGTTTGAGTAGCGCGCTAACCGTACTCTGCGCATCGGTGCTAAACCTGGTTGCGCTGTTGACGAGTCAAAATATGGGCTTAGCGAATCGAACGGATTAAAAATTCCAGTCGTGTCTAGCATATTCAGCACCATTGTGCCTGCGCTAAATTGGTCACCGACATCACGCCTGCCGCGTTTAACATTGATTGAATTAATGCCTGTGGTTACATCAGCAAAATTGGTTGTGCCATCCAAAACATAAGTTGTATTGTCCAAAACGCCTGCGGTTGCGTCATCTAATAAAAACGCATCTTGAATAAATCCGGTATCAATTTCTAGGGTGTAGTTGCCTGCACCAACAATTGCTGTGCCTGCCATTATGCAACCTGTATTTGTGCCGGTCCCGCTGACCTGTTGTAAGCCCTAATTGCGTTAACTACCGCCTGGCCAATTTCGGCGCTAGTAGCCAAACCACCCGTAACATTCACGGTTACACCACCAAAACCGCTTGCTCGATTTAACGGCACCACGGCCTCAGGGCCGCGCTCACCAATCATTGCCAATGTTGGGCCTGTAACAATTCCGCCCTCAGCCAACATAGGGATGTTAGGCACATTTAAACTTTTACCACCAAATCCCGGCACCCAATCAGGAAATTTAAACGCCAATCTGCCAATTGTGTTATTCCACAATTTTGCGATGCCGTTAAAAATGCCTTTATAAATGTTTAATACGCCATTAAAATAGTTAGTTAAAAAATCCAAACTAACTTGCACACCTGTTTTAATCGCGTTAAATACCGTGTCAACTACGGTGCGCACAACCTCAAAACGCTTATACAAAATCACTAAGGCGGCAACAAACGCGGCAATAGCAATAATTACAATACCAATTGGGTTGGCTGACATAACAAAATTAAACGCGGCCTGCGCTGCGGTAGCCACCTGGGTTGCAATAGTCCACGCTTTAATCGCGATGTTTGCCACCACAATTGCTGCAGCAAACCCGCCAACCACACCCGTAATGATTAAAAACAGTTTGGTGTTTTCGCCCGCCCATTTAGCAACTGGTTGCAAAATGTTTAACAAACCTTCGAGCGCCGGCAATAGTGCTGCACCTATTGATTCTTTAGTTTCATCCATTGCAATTTTCATTGACTTCATGCGGCCTTCGTATGATTTGGCTGCAACATCTGCCGCGCCACCAAACGACACCGACAAGGCGTTGGTTATGTCATCAAGCGTGGACTCTGAGTCAATTACGCCTTTAAGCGATGGGTCTAATTTGGTTAGCGCTGCGGTTTGCCCGTTGGCTGCTTTACCTAATGCCAATGTGACGGTTTCTAAGTCTTTGCCGGTTGCCGCCGCAATGTCGAGTGCCGTGTTCATTAATCCTTGTGCAATTTCAACTGACCCTGTGGACCTGACCAGGTTGGCCATTGCGGGCCTCAACTCGTCATCGGCCACGGCCTTTGCCATTGACAAACTAGAAATAAAATCCTCATTGGATTTAATAACATCATCCGTTGCCATTGCGCTAGTGCGCAACTGTTGTGCTAATAGGTCCTGTGCTTTTTGGTCCTCAACTGCTGCCGCTGTTGCAACACCTAAACCCGCTGCTAAACCACCCAACACCGCAACCGCTGGGACCATTGCTTTTTTTAATGCAAACCCGGCTTTAGCGCCTGCGCCTTCAAGTTGTTTAAATTCTTTAATGGCTTTGTCAATACCTTTGCCATCAAACTCGCTGATAATTGGAATTGATAATGCCATGACTACATATCCTTTTGCACCGTTGCAATGGTGCCTTTAATCATTTTAAGCATTTCGTTTTCGATGCCTTTGCGCGCTTTGTAAACCGCTGGGCCAATTAGTCGAGTGCGGCCAGGGCTTACGGGATAGCCGGCAATGCGCAAACTGTCATCTAAACGGTTAGGTGTTCTACGGCCTGCAACTTCAAAGATTGCTGCGCCCTGGTCTTTTTGTTCAATCAGAATTACGCCAACGGCGTTGCGCCTAGTATCAAATCGCATTTTGACACCGTTTTTTGCTTTGTCAACACTAAAACCTTTTATGCGGCGGCCATCTTTTTTTTGTGTCCAATCTTTGCTAAAATTGCTTATGGGTGTTTTTGTGTAAACGGCTTTGCCGGCATTGATTGCTGGTTGCGCTATTTGTGTTGCGTCAGCCTTAAAATCTTTTTGCAACTGTTTATCAATCTTGCCTAAACTGTTAATGGTTTGTTTAAGGCCGACAACTTCAAGCGTGGTGTTTACGGCCATTAGCGTGCCTGCCGGTCTTTGTTTATTAGGTCAATGGTTGTGTTCATGTCATCTACATCAAATGTGATTTGCGGCGGCCAATACCCGGTAGCGACAAGGATTTGCGCTAATCCGTAGCGGTATGAGCCGCGTTTGCTTTTGGGGTTATTTGCTCGATGACTTCAAGGTTTACCAATGATTTGATGTATTCATCTAGTAATGCCGGCACCACTATGCCGTTTTGTCGTGATGCCTCGTAAGCCATAAACGCTAAATCCTCGATGCCGATACCGTCACCGATTTGGGATGCTTTGCGTTTAAATTTTCTTTCCCACGCCACGATGGTCATTAGATTGGTTGTAACTATTTGTTCATTATCTGCAAATGTCAATTTAATTGTTAGTTGCATTAGGGCCTCCGATACGGCTTTGTATATTTTTGGTTTATTGCTTTGTTAGTTTTCAGCGGCCAATGCCGCGTAATCACGATGTAACTTTAGTGAGTGTGCCGCCGGCAAAAACTAGCGTTATTTGACTGAGTTCCCCGAGGCTGGCCGAAATCGGGGTGTGGCTGGCCAGATAGCACCCTGCCAGGGTGTACTTCGGTGAAGTGGCAGTTGGCGTAACTAGACCTGCTGCAGTTGGTGAAACCACAATGTTTGTGGTGATGCCCACCAAACCGTAAATTGTGGCCTCTGTTTCGCTGCCTTCATACGATTGAAACAACGTCACCTCAAATGTGTTGTTTTGCAATGATGTAACAGTTGCTGCACCAAATTTGCGTGCGGTGTCACCAAACGCTGTTGTTTCCAATTGGTCATACTCGAATGTCAAAGTTGCTTCGGTTGCCTGGTCGGTCAGGTTGACGCTGTTTATAGTTAGCGCCGGGTTGCTCAAATAAACTGTTGTGGCCATGTTGGTTATTCCTTTTCGTCTGTGTCTTTAGTTTTACCAGATTTTTTAACCTGTTGCGTGGATATGTGGCCCGATTCAAGCAAATGCTCAATGTTGGCACCCTCTAAATCTTTTTCGGTGATGACATCACCGCGTTTAAGGCCATCTAATCTGTTGCTGTTGACTATGTAATTTGCCATGTGTTTATGCCGTCTTTGCTGCTATTCCGCAAGTTAAATCGTAGCACGGATATTCTTGCCCGCCGATTTCTAACACGCCTGGTTGCCCGGATGTAACGATAATTGCGGATGCCAAAACTGTGGCTGATATTTGCAGAATTTCGCGCAACACCGGCAAACCCGCTGGACCGCTACCAATAATTTTAATTGGAAAATCCATCCGCACGATGTTGCCGTTGCCTGCCGTAGTTGTAAAACTTGGGGCTTGTAGAAAAACGCAGTTAGGCACAATTTTTGTGGCGTCATTCACAACCCGCAACGATGTTACGGCTGTAAGGGTTGCCGTGATGTCATCAATGCCTTTGTTTAATAAATCGGTATATGGTGCCGGCATTATGCAACCGCGGGTCTGTCGATGCCTAACAATTGTTTAACGATTGGTGTTAATGATTGTTGCGGTGCGCTACCCATGCCCTCAAATGATGCAAACACATTTTCTAGACTGCCACGACTGCGCCATAGCGCCGCACAATACATAAGTGTCCCTAATGTGACATCACCGCTGGGGCTGGTTGCTAAATCATCGTGGTAGCCGGCCTCAGCGCGTCTGCGGCTGCAAAACTGGTTGCCTGCCGATACCGCTTGGGTTATAAGCGTGTAATCATCCGATGGGTTGGTGATTGACACACCCAAATAGGTGACCAAGTTGGCTGCACTAACCCATGTGCATGTGGGGGTAAAACTTACGGTCCCGGCAAATGAAACGACATAATCAACATCTGCGCCGGTACATGCAAACAAAATTTGGTTAGGTATCGCTACATTTTCATCATAAAAAAATGCGCCTGTTGTGCTATCGACACCTTCATATTTAAATTGTGGGCATGCCAACACCGTGTAGGTGCCGTTAAACGGTGCGCCCAAACCGCCAATAACTACGCTGTCACCAACCGCAATTGTGGTTGGCTCAAGCGTAGATATGCAGGCGTAGTTATCTAGTAACTGTTTGCTGGCTGTTGTAAATGTCGCCATAAGCGGTTGGTCCGCTTACGATTAAGAAACAACGATGTATTTGACCATGTCGGCATCAGCAATAAATGTTGCTACATAGCCGTAGTAACTAAATGTGCGGCCTAATGTGCCTGGCACCTCAACTGACATAATGCCGCGCACTTGTTCGTAAAACTCGCAGGCTGAACCTCGAGCAACAAACAATGTGCCTGCTGCAAAGTTGCGGTCAGCAACCAAGTTAAGACCAAACGGGTTAAAGGTATTTGCAACTGTAATATTTGCTGAACCAATGCCGTTTACGCCCATTAAACCCGATACTGCTGTGTACGGGAAAATTGGTCGTTTGTCTGCGTCTAACTGTGCGCCAAGTTTTTGCCAAACATCAGGTGATACAAACACATGGTCAGGCAAAAAGTTTGTTGCATTCAAAATATCAGTTGCCGCGTCATACATCGCCGCAATAAGCGTTGATGGGTCGTTTGCTGTAACTGTCCATGTTGAACCTGACGCGCTCGCACCGGCGGCAATTGCGTCTGCTGCAACATTGTCGCTAGCAAACATGTATTGACCGACAAGGTCTTGCAAAATAATTTCCATTGCACCTGGCGATGTAAAATCAATGTCTTGTACCGACAATGTAACCTGGCCTGCAAGCGTTGTTTTTGTAACAACATTTGAAGCAATCACAGGTGTAGTTGCTGATGCTGTGCCTAATTCAGATGATTGCGCCGCAACGCTTGGATGTGTAGTCCATGTTGGTCGAATAAATGTTTTGCTGTTGCCACCATCAGGCATTGCTCGAGCGCCAATTGCTGCAACTACTGGTCGATTGTAGTTAAGGTCAGCAAAAACAGGTGCCAAAACTGGAACCGGGAGCAAACCGGCTGTATCGCCGGTGGTGACATCGCCCGCCGCTGCTTGCAATGCTGTTTGCTTTGATTTAGCAAATTCGTGCGCTGCTGCTGCAACATTGCGGAAAGTTTCGCCACCAATGTGCATTGCGGCCATGTATTCGCCGGGTGTTGGTAAATCAAATTTGCGTTTTGGTTGCGCCCACAATTTTTCGGTTGTTTCTTGTGCTGCTTCAACAACTTGTGTTTCTTTGTTTTCGTTCATGTCTGTTTCCTTTGTTAGGTCTTGGTTTGATTCTATAACAGGTTTTGTTTCGTTTTCGTGGATACCCTCCGTTGGTGCTTCGGGTGCGCTGGCCGCAACTTCGGTAATGACCGCGCCACTAAATGCGCCTTCACTTACAAGCGACAATTCGGACCAGTTGGCGGCCTCGACAATCATTACGCCTTGTTCGTCATAACTAAATTTGGTAGGTGTTACACCCACGGAAACTGCGTCGATTACGCCATCATTTGCCAGGGTTAACGCCTCGTCACCCAGTCGAGTGGCGCTAATTTTGGCGGTAAACATCATGCCCTGCGGGGTGTCTACACGCTCAACTACTTTGCCAACAATTTGATTGGCATCGTGCTGCATGTAAAGTTTCGGGTCCCGGCCCGTGACTGGCAAGGACCCTTGCAAAAATCTTACTTGGGTGCCGTCTAAAACTGTGGCTGTTTCATCGTAAGTAACGGCAACGCCGCTAATTGAGCGCGATGGCAGACCCTCTGTTACGGCTGCGTCAACAGTTATTCGGGATGGGATTAATTTAATCATGACGGTAACTCTACACTTTCTGTTTCTGTTGTTTCGCGCATTTCATCCATCGAGTATTCACCCTTTAGGTAATCCTCAACATCAAATTCAACATAAGTGCCATTAGGCAAAACATTATTCATGCTTAATGTGCCGGCGATGCAATCTGCATAAGCGCGCACTCCAAAGGTCCACAAATCCATGCGCGATTCGGCTGATGACTGGTACGAGTATGAGCCAACGCTGATTCCCGCCAAATATGGCGGGATGTTGCACAACCTGGCCATTTCCATCGCTTGAAATTCTGCGGACTCAATCAAAAGCATTTTGTCAGGTGATGTCAATGTTTCTGTGTAGGTAACAAATTCGTTTAGCGCCGCTGTTTGGTTTGTTTCGCGTGCCGCGTTAAACGATGCTGCAAGGTCCGCTAATTCTTGTGCGCTTAACGGCTCGCCGCCCGTCTGTCGCAAAATGCCCGCTGGTATCGCGCTGCTCGAGTTGCGGTAGCGCGCGGCCTCAAGTTTTAACGCTGTTGCCACGGCTGTTTCGCTCATGTAAATAATGCCCTGGATTGGTGATAAAAACTGCACGACATCATCAGGGTTTAATTCTGCGCCTTGAAACATGATTTGTTTTGATGGCGCAAACCACACCGGGCCTGATTGGTCTAATGTTTGTACCATCGCTGCAGGTAGTCGAGTAAATGCGGCTGGGTATCCGTCAGCGGTGCGCGCGGTCACATAAAGAAAGCCTCTTCCATAATGGAATAGGTCATCAAATAACCAGGCAAGCAAAAACGAATTTGGCACGGTTGGGTCGATGCGGCGCAACCATGTGCGTGGTGCTAACGGCATTTTTTCCATTTCATTGCCATTCCAAATTTCTGTGTACATTTTTAATTGCATGCAACCAATTACGCTTGCCATCAAATCGCGCGCTCGACTAATTGTTGGCACACTCATTGCACGATTTCGCGCGGTACCTTCAACATACGAATAATATTGACCAATCATTTGTGCGCCTGCGCCACCGTTGCCCATGTAGTTAGCGTTGCCGGCTGCGGCTGCTTTAGTTGGCCGCGGTGAAATTGCGGCCTTGTTGACGGTGCGGTTAAAAATGCCCATGCGCTAAGTATGCCACCAAACTAAATGCGTGTTGTGTATAGGTGGCCGCTGTCCGTACCGGAAAAGTTAAGGTTGCAACGGCCACCCACCAAATACATTAGCGACTTGCTACAACAATCATTGGTTTGCCTGATGATGTTGGCCGCGATGCCAACGCCGCTGACCAAACCAAACACCTAGCCAATTCGATAGGGCCGGGTGAGCGTTGGCTTGATAACGCAATGCTGTTTTGGCTGCGTACCGCTACGGCTCGTTGGACATGTTCAGCCAACATTTGTTCGCCTGTGTGCCACAACAATTTTTCGTTAATCATTTGTTTTATTCGTGGCGTAAATTTAAGGATTTCGCCGTAGCCGACAACTGCCCGCCTACGCTCGAGCGCTAACGGCCAATGGATATCGATTGATGGGCTGATAGCAAATTTTGTTGCCGTGTTTTTTGCTAGGCGCTCAACATGGTTTAACATTTCGCTGTATGTATCGGCCACAAATTCGACAGTTACCACGGTGCGCCGGTCATCCAACACAACTGCGCGCGTAGCAAAATAGCGGTCATCTGTAAGGCTTGTTTCAATGGCAACTGTGCCACCTTCGGGCATCGGGTCTGTGTACTCCAACTCAGGCCACAACCCTGGGGCAATCCATGATTTATCTGACGCAACCCAAAGGTTGCATGATGCGCGCAAAAATGCTGCACGGTCCGGGTTTTCGGCTTCGGATTCAATAGTTTTTTGTGTCAAAGTAATACCCAATGCCGGGTTAGCCCATTTCCATGCTTGTGGGTCCATTGGTGACATGTCAGGCGGCGGGGACCATTCAGCAAAATAAAGGCTTGATGGTTCTTTGCGGTCAATCGCTCGCAATCCTTGTTCACGCCAACGCTGCATCGCTGTACTTGCCTCTGTGCCGGCAGTTGACCAACACGACAATAACGGTGACCTTCGAGCGCGCTGGGATGGCAACAAACCCGTGTCAATTACCTGGGTACCTATGTCCCAAATTTCATCAGCCACGATTAAATCGCAACTCATGCCGTGGCCAACCGAATTGTTGGCGGCCCGCACAAACCACAAAGACCCATCAGGCATAGTCACACTATTGCGCCCATAACTAGCGCGACAAGTAGCACCAAATTTTAGTTTTAAAATGTCAGCCAATTTGTCGTACAACATAACCGCCAAATCCAACCGGTGCGCAGTAGTCAACACGGTTTGCGGCATCCCTCGATGCTTAGGCATTTCGGTAAGCCACCAACCAACAAGCGCCGTTAACGCAACGGTTTTACCGTTTTGCCTAGCCGTGGACACCAAAGAAATGCGATGCAAAAAATCACCGTTAACACCAAACGCCAACTGCGAATCAATAACCCGCTGCTGCCACGGCATTAATTGCATCCCTAAATGCTCGAGCGCCCATCCCCCCACCTCAGCCCCAAACGAATCGACACCATCCGGCACCATCGTTTCCAATCGTGGCTGGTCACGGCCAGTTACCGCCAATCCAGGCTGGTTAGACCCTTCGGGGATAATCCTGAG